CCACCAGCAGATCGACCCTGTCCTACCCAAGTATTCCAATCCATATCTAAGCCATTGTGCACACAGAGATTGAACAACTGCTCCGTAGTAAATGAGCTCATGAGCCCACTGAAATTATCGAAATTAATTGATAGTGGGTTTCTAATACCATCGTTACTTGTAGCAAGAGGAAAAAACCAATCGGCATCGCTTGCGTTATATGTAGCCGGTCTAGCATAAATAAGTAGAAGATCAGGAATACAAGGCAAAGTAATGGTTTGTGAAATGATTTGTCCCGTTGCACCAGGCTGAATTGCCTGACCCGCATATTGAGTAATATATCGCGGAAATTCCATATATGGTACTACGCTCTTGGGAGGCAGTGGGACATCAAGTGACGGAGTCAAAAATTGCACGTTGACCGTAGAATTAGTAAAAACCTGACCGTTATTCGCCAAGTTATTGTATGCTACAGCACTAAGAGTACGTCCACCACGAACAGTAGATCGGATAATACGAGCAGTAGCAGGATTTGGTTGCAAGTTCATAATCAATTGGATGTTATTAATCGGTTATACCGCTACTTTCGTAGTACTTTAACACTCATTTAAGAGTCGGCCTAGACTATATCTTCTGGAATCATAAAACCTTGTTAGAGTTTTCATCCACTCACCCGTATAGTCGTTGAGGCTTCTCCATATCCTTACAATAGCGGATTTAGGAGCATTGCCTGCGGATTACCCAATCCTCTTCGTTTTTACCGTTGTGTTCGGTCATTATCCGAGTTCTCTATCTTCCCTTTCAAGAAGTAGATGGTAGAAGAGGCTCTAAGGGACTTCCCGCAATAGAGTGATAAGCCTGTGCTTTTAACAACAGACAACGGCAGTAGTATCATAGATACCTTTACCAAAAAGACCAGTTTCCCACTCGTGTTCGTCACTAAAGACAAACGGACTACAGCACACGGGCTCAGTCGATCGGAAAGAGAGATAGAGAGGGAATGGGCCAACAACAAGATTGTTAGCACGAGCCACAGGGACACCATTCAAAGAGTCATAAGGCGCTCCAGCGTAAGCAGGTGCAGCAGTTCCAAGCGGAGAACCAGCAGGATCAGTAAAAAGAAGACCCTGGAAAGAACCGTTAGGATTGTTATCATAATCCAATAGGGCATCATAAGCACCAAGAGGATTAGCTAGACATCCGTAGGCATCATTGTAGTTGGCGAATTTATCCAACATACTAGGAGCCGTTCGCACCATCCTGTTTTTCTTGTAGTCCGTCATACGAAGAACAGCCTGCAACACATCCTGGGAGTTGATCACCGCCGTTGTATCGTTTACTGTACAACTAATAGTAGAGCATAGAGAGTTCAAAGGGAGAGCGCAGAGAGCAAAGTCACGACCAATAACTGCAATAGAGTCACCAGCCAGAGGGACTTGAGCCAAAGTACAGTTCGTAGTAAGATAGCACGTTGAACTCCATTGTAACTTCCTATCAACATAGACGTTCTCTGATGGTACGTAAATGTTATACGTGTGCTGGGAAGCAGTTGCAGCAATAGCATTGAACGGAGCGTTTGTGTTCGACAATGCGCCCTTTTCGACTGCGTAAGAGGGACGTTGCTGGACAATCCTCGAATCAAATACGGCCAATTTCTCAATATCACCAGACATTCTTTTTTATAATCTATCTGTAGAAAAAAAAATTTGATTTTAATTCAAATCTGAAATCGGATTAGGAAATGAGTATCTATAAAATTGTAGGAGGATCGGAAGTATATATCGGAAGTACATCCAAGACTCTACACCGTAGGTTCAAATTACATATTAGTCATTATACACATTGGAAGAAGGGTAAACATAATTTTACAACATCATTCATTCTCTTTGACAAATATGGAATTGATAACTGCCGGATAGAACTGATTGAAACATTTGAAGGGACTAAAGATGAACGTCGCCGTAGAGAGGGTCATTTTCAAAAAGAGATTGAATGTGTTAATATGGTGATTGAAGGTAGCACTAAAAAAGAACGTGACAAAGCATATTATGAAAAGAATAAAGAAGCAGTATTAAAATATCGTAAAGAATGGCGTGAAGCCAATAAAGAATATATATCTAAAAAACAAAGTCAAAAAGTTGTATGCGAATGTGGTATAACATATACAAAAAGACATATAAAAGTTCATTTACAATCAAAAAAACATCTTAATTCAATTCATAATTGATTCATATATGCGGGCTTCTTCTTAAACATTATCTTAATACTAACTGTTGCTAAATTGTATAAGTAAATAGGGTAAAGATTGTTATCAAGTCGATTCTTCCAAAACACTGATATATCAATATTACTAATCGGTTGATGACTCGATCCAAAAGAAGTCATACGATACTCGGCTTGTGGAAGATACTCCGTAAACTCTCGCCAAGCGTGACCACCACGTTCGGAAGTATCAACAACAATATCCGTAATGATCGGAGTGAAAGCAGAAAAGCCGGAAGGGTTCGATATTCCAGTATTGGAAGAACCAAGTATATTAGGCTGAGAAGTATCTTCTGTTTTAATTGGTAATAGACTGGAAGTGAATACAATCGAACCAATCGGAGACCAGAGAGAGTCGATCGATTTATAGTTTTGAGTATTGACCCAATAGACTGATTGTAATGCAATAGGCACATATCCAGCAGGAGGGTTTCCAGCAAATGGTGCATTACGATAATCATTTACGTTCTGAAAGAACTTATTCGTAACCATTACTTCATAGACATATCCGTCATAAATTCCACCTACGTTAGGGACAGTTAGAGCACCGTAGGTAACACCATTGTAAACAGAACTCGGTATATTCACAACATTCCAGTATCTTGTAGTAAAATTACTAAACAAACCATTCATATTCGTATTAAAAAAGATTCTGAACTGGGGTGCTGTTTGAGCGCCGGGACTTGCTGGAGTGAAACTTAACAATCGTGGTCCATATCCTGCAGAGTCTTCATAAATAGTAAATAGTAAAGTATTTGGGTCGTATGTCATATAAGGAATAGAAACGGCTGTTTCAAATGCTGTTAGATTAGCATATGGAAACGATCCTGCTAGGACTCCAGGTGTTGCGTACCATTCAGTTTGAAAAGCAGTAAATATTTTTTGTGCTGCAGTTACAAATGTATTATTAACAAGAGTCAACCAGTAATCATACGTAGTAATCCAATAATATTTACTGGACAAATCTTGAACACCATAGCGAGTACCTGCTGCAGGCATTGGAATACGAGGTGTTGGTGCTAAAATTGGATTTTTGTTTTCTGGTGAGTATATTACATAAGATGGAGTTGGTGCGATAGTAAAAGTTTTCAATACTGTTCCACCTGCTGTAAGTGGAACATTCCATTGTTGATTATAGGTCAATGTCACAGAGTATTCCGTTAAATTTACATCTGTTTGATTCAATTGAATACTGGGAATGAAAAGTGGAAGATCTAAGCCTGGGCCGTTGAGGGTAAACCGTATTATTGACATTTCATATAAAGATGCATCTTTGATAAGCGGAAACGTCCTTTGATCATTAAATGTAATTGGCGGGTCAAAAGTAACTACTCCAGAGTTGTCTACATCATCAAAATCATTAGAAATGATAGTGGCATCGTAGTAAACGTAATTGGGTTCTGAGCTATCATCTGAATACGACACTTTATTCTGTTGTGATCGAGCGAACATTTTTATATTACTAACGAATATTTTAATTTTGCCTTTTATTTACCTAAGATTTTGTATGTGAGTTTAGAAACATAATCGTCCGCATTCATACCCGATTTCTTAATCATATCATAATATTCATCTAATGATTTATCTTTGTTCAATAAACGAATGCAACAGTGCCTGCCACACGTACCTATCATCGGATCTAATTTTTGAAACTTATGATGGTTATAATATACTGGTTTACCGGACGCTCTTAATAATTTTGTCAAGTCGGGATGATCTATATCTAATTTTTTTAGCCGTGTTTTTCCTAATCCTGCTTTTTGAGATTCAGGACGACCACCATAACTATCAAAAAAATTTATTCTATCCGGACAATCTATCAAACAGCACCAGTGTCCGGACTGCTCAGAGAATGTAGGAAAT